AAGAATTTGAACAAAAACAAATAAGAGATTTATATATTAGAGAAATGATTTTTAATATAGGAGATCAAGTTAAATATATCAAAGAAGATATTGATGGTAAAGTGATTAGAAAAGGTACAAATTATATTGTACTAGAAGATAACAAAAATAATTTACACAAAGCTTGGATATGGGATTGTTTACCTGATCCAGCAGATAGAGAGGCACAAGTGCGAGAACACAATTTAGATGTAGATTACGGCTTTACAGCTGTTTCTACCAAAGAAGATATGGATAGGTTGCCACAAGACAAAGATGTTAAGAAAAAAGATGGCACACAACCTAAAAAGTATTACAAAGATATGTCAAAAGACACAAAAGATAAAAGAGCAGATCATTTTAAGAAGACAGATACTACTAAAAATGATAACGATTCAGCGCCAGGAGATAAAGACGCAAAGACAAAACCTAGTACACATACTCAAAAGTACAAGAAAATGTATGGTGAATTTAAGAAAGAGTCATACGATATAGGACACGACTATGCTAAACACGCTGTATCAGTTACACCAGGACAAGACGGATACGACCCTAATTATCAAGGTGGTGCATATAAACCTGCCGTTGACGGTACTTCAGGTGAAAAAGTAGTAGAAAGACCAATTAGTGATGATATTTCTGTAAAAGATATCAACGATTGGGCAACTACAAGTGAAACAATAGATAAATATAAGGAAAGATACAAAGAAGAATGGCAAAGAAAATTGTCTGAGGTTGTATCTAAAATGATAAGGAATATATAATGTTAAGTTTTGCAGATTATAAAGATAGAATATCAAAATCGGTACACTATCATATTGAAAACAATATACCTTTTGCTGAGAACATTTATCGTGTTCATAGTGAAGAATTTTATAAGTTGTTTAATGAGGCAAGATCATTGTATAGTGAAGGACTATTAACTGAATTGAACGATTGGGATAAACAGTTATTAGAAACAGACATTGGTGAGTTTGGTTTATACGAAAATCAAAAAGTACCTTTAGACTGCCCTATACAAGAAGAAGACGAAAAAGATCCGCCTTTAAACAAACCTAAAAAAGGTGGACCTAAAAAGTTTTATGTCTTTGTAAAAGACGGTGATAAGATTAAGAAAGTTAGTTGGGGAGATACGACAGGACTAAAAGTCAAGTTGAATGATCCTGAGGCTAGAAAAAACTTTGCTGCTCGGCACAATTGTGCTAGTAAAAAAGATAAAACAACACCTGGATATTGGGCGTGTAATTTGCCTAGATATGCAAAGAGTTTAGGACTACAAGGTGGTGGAAATTTTTATTGGTAATGAACTCACTTGATAATTATTATAAACCTTTTGAAGATTTTGAAAATAGTATTTACAAAAAAGTATTTACTAGAGTTATTAAAGAAGATGTGAAACAAGATCAACTTATATGGCACATAGATAAAAAAGACCGTGATATAAAAGTTGTTTGGGGTACAGGATGGAAATTACAAAATGATAATGAGTTGCCTTTTGAAATTAAAATAGGGCAAACATATCATATTAACAAAGAATCGTTTCATAGATTACTTAAAGGTGATTCGGAACTAAAACTAGAGATAAAAGAATATGAGTAGAACACTAAAAGAAGTAAGAGAAAATTTATTAGAGGCTGCTGAAGCTACTAAAACTAATTTACAGTACATTAGAGCGAAGACAGCTAAGAACGATCACTTTGAAACTAGAAGATATATCGCTGCCGAAATTTTAAGAGATACAAAATTAGCAGACGCATACAAAGGTTTAGAAATGGTACACGATAACTATGCTAGAGTTATTGGTAATGACGCTATTACAATCAGACAAAGATTAGAAAAAATGATGATGGCAGATTTAAAAAGAAAAATTAAAAATTGGGACGAAGTTTATTCGGCACTATAAGGGAGAACAATGACACATATTAGAACATTAATGGATCAAATGATACAGATAGACGAAGGCAGAATGAAAGATATATTTACTGCTGACCAAGAAGGTCAATCTGCTAAAGAAATTGCTAAGGCATTAAACTTACCATTAGGTACAGTTAAGAAAATCTTAGGTGAAGAAGAAGAATTAAAAGAATTTACGGCAAGTCAATTAGATATACTATCAAAACAATATGCTGGTATGTCTGGTAAAACAATTTCAATAGATCAGGCAAACAAGTTAAGAAAGATATTCAAACAAATACCTGATAGTGCTATGAGTGCTTTAAGAAAGAAAAAGATACCTTTCTTATCAGGTCTTGCATTATCTCGTATGGTACAAAAAGGTATGCCTGTAAAAGAAGATAAAGAAGAACCTAAATTAGAACCTGGAAAAGATGGCAAGGTTGGTCCTGCAGGTAAGATTGCTCTTGCAAAAGAAAAAGATACAGACGCTTTAGAAGCACAATTAGTTACTGCTAAAGGTCAGATAGAACTTCTTAAAACTAAATTAGAAAACGAAAAGAACAAGGCAGTTAAACCAGAACCTAATAAAGAAACAGGCGAAGTACCTTTAACAGTAGGTGTTGCACACAAATATTTAAAAGCAAAAGCAGAAAAAGACAAAGAAGAAGTTAAAAAAGAAGAAACAATAATAGAGTTTAAAAAGATGACAGTATCTTTTAAAACACACGATATGATGTCTAAGGCTTCAACAGATTTAGCAAAACAAGGTTTCACTATCTCTGGTAATCAAAAGGCATTAAAAGTAGATGGCAAAGGTGCAGACCTTAACAAGTATGCCACAGATTTAAAAAACAATTATGGTGCAACAGTTGTAGCAGAGGCACAAACGGCATTTACTTCACAACAAATTAAACAGGCATACGGAATTGCAAACGATCCTAGATACAAAGGTGGTGACTATTCTGGTGCTGTTAAGGCAATTGAAAAACTTGCAAAAGGATTATCAACACATCCAGATGTAATGAAAGTATTAAAAAAAACTAACGAAGATGTACACGCAGGTGCTAAATTAGTTTACGAACAAATCAAAGGTCTTAAAAACAAAGCAGAAAAAACAGGTATGCCATATGGTGTACTTAAAAAAGTTTACGATAGAGGTATGGCAGCGTGGAGAGGTGGTCACAGACCAGGAACAACTCAACAACAATGGGCATTTGCTAGAGTAAACTCTTTTGTAACCAAATCATCTGGTACCTGGGGTGGTGCAGATAAAGATTTAGCAAAACAAGTAACGGGAAAAAACTAAAATGAATGAAAAATATTTAAAAACAAAAGAAGGTAGTATTGAAGATACTGTAAAACTTATGCAAAATAAAGTTTTAGAATCTGACTACCAAGATAAATTTAAAAAGGCATTAGACAAAGAGGGTAAACCTTTAGGTCATATGACAGGTGCTGAAAAGAAAGCATTTTTTGGCAAAGTAGATAAAATGCACACAGCTAAAAATGAAGAAAAAGATATACCAAAAGGTTCTCACAAAATGCCTGATGGTACTATAATGAAAGATAGTGAACATAAAAAAGAAGTTAAAGAAGAAGACGCTTACGATGGCACTCCTGCTGAAGTTAAAAAACTTAAAGCAAAAGAAAAAGCAGATGCTGAAAAAGCAAAAGCAAAATCTAAAAAAGAAGAAGTCAACGAAACACATACTACTCAAACTGCTAAAGCAAACAGACATCAAAAATCTGCTGGTGGTGAGAAAAGTCCTATAAGTCATATGGTAAATAAATCTATTGAAGAAATTACTTCTAATGGCACTAAAACTTTTGCTCAAATGAGAGCTGAAGTAGATGAGGCGTGTTGGGATTCTCATAAACAAGTCGGTACTAAACAAAAAGGTGGCAAGACAGTCCCTAACTGTGTACCAAAGAATGAGGCAGCTGAAAAGACAGACGCTGAACGAACATTCCCTGGTAAAGACGAGAAGATCAAAGGTGAAAATCCTGCTGACAAGGGTAAGAAAGAACAAGAAACTGGCGAAGATACTAGAGATCCTAAAAAGAAAACAATGTCAGGTAAAGTTGCGACTTCTCCTGAGATGAATCCTAAAGTAGATTACAAATACTAGTATAATGTTACCTCGTATCTATTGTGATATGGACGGTGTTCTTTGCGACTTTAAAAAAGCGGCTGAAAAAGTAACCGGTATGCCTATATCTAAATGGTCTTATGCAAGTAAGACTGAAAAGTGGCAACCAATCAAAGACACTCCAAGATTTTGGCACACTATGCCGTGGATGCCTGGTGGTAGATCGTTATGGTCTTTTATCCGTACACATAAACCACACATACTATCAGCATATGTAGAAGAAAGTTTTGATCCTAACTGTATACCTGGTAAATCTCATTGGGCAAGAACTAATTTAGGGATTGCACCTGGTAGAATTAATCTAGTTAAGAGAGTACAAAAATCACAATACGCAATGGTGGCAGGGCAACCTGCGATCCTAATAGACGATTACAAGAAAAACACAGACCAATTCACACAAAGAGGTGGTATTGGCATACTTCATACATCAACTCCAAACACACTTAAACAACTCAAAAAACTAGGCTTCTAGTATTCTTTCTTATAAATAGTATCATATACTAACAAATTGAGTACCTTAACAATTTAACAAGGGAGAGAATAATATGTCAAGTTGGACTAAAGCAGATTCAGCAGCAGGAGCACCTTTATGGGCAGCGACTATGTTGAATGTAGCACCTTCAAGTGCTAATAGAACTTCGTTATATCAAAACACTAGTGCTAATACTTTTATAGGTGGCGCAACTAATGGTTTGTTTAACTACACAACATCTGAAACGCAATCTGGACAGGTTGCTCACACAGGTTGGGTTCTAAAAACTACTGGTTCAGGTGGACGAGCAGGTAGAGTATCTTATACTACTCTAGTATGTTTAACATCTAACTCGTAATAAATAATTTTATAGGGCCCCATTAGGGGCCTTATATATACTATATGAATAAATTGATCTAGGTATATGCCTAGAGTAGCATTCCCCATAAGGGGTTAACAGGAGAATAAAAATGGCAGACAAGAAAATAACGGCGTTGACCGATCTAGGTGACGCATTGGCAAGTGTGGATTTATTTCACATAATAGATAATCCATCAGGAACACCAATCAATAAAAAAGTTACAGCGGAAGATGTATTCAATAATATACCTTCTTGGATTGGACTTAAAGA